CCATCCTAGATTATATCCAATTTTATTACCTGGGCTAGGAGTATTTGATCCTTCATCGTTTAATGTTTTTTGAGCAGAACAACCACTACTTTCCGAGTCTTCTATATAAAATTTAATTGTTGTTGGGTATAGAGTATTTAAATTTTTTATAGAAACTTTTCCTGTTCTACTAGAATAAGTAAAATCTACAGGTATATCGTTTAAACCACATAAACTATTTATTTCATCTATTAATTGTGTTGGAGTAAAATTTCCATTCTCAAGTTTTAATTTGTATTCTTCCTCAGGAGGAGGAGTTGATGAAATAGGTTGAGAATTTATAATAAATGTTTTGGCTATACCTACTGCTTCGGTCGGTAACACGCCATCAAAATAAAGTGGTGTAAATCCCGGTAATAATACACCAGTAGAATGTATTATTTTAATTCTAAATCTCCAATTTTTACCAGCCTCATACTTATAATTTACAGTAGGGTCACTACCATTTGTAAATTGTGTATTATATTGACCTATCCAAAATTGATAGATATTATTTTCCATATTTGAACATTCTGCTGAATCAAAAGATAGTTTGGAAAATAAGTAATATCCGCCATCATCATCGTATTTTAACCATGTTTTAGTTTTATCTATAGTTCCATCTGCATCAACTACCTTGGTAATACCTATTTCAGTATCTCTTACTCTGGGAAAATAAGGTGAACGAATTGTTTCAATTATTAATGTATAATTCGCAGGAATTTGAGGTAAATATATATCTGCTATTTTGTCGGGTTCCCGTTTTCTAAAAGAAGAAAATTCTAATGCATCTGTCCCATAATCGCTAGAAAAAACATACCATGAATTGGGTATTTCTACACTTTCTAATGAGAGATCTACCACATTTGTTAAAGGTTGATTCAAATTAACAGTATAATTTGTTGGGTGAAACAGTCTGATTTCTGGATTTACATGATTAATATTGTTTATATTTGATGGGTTATTAGTATAATACCCATTGATATCAACACAAGTACTTGATATAGGATTTAAAATTTCTCTATACTGGCTATCAAAATTTACAATACGTCTGATTTGATTAATCATAACAGGATTTCTCTCCCCCTGTGTATTGTTTTTTGTAGCAAAGGTTTTTGTTTCCGATACTTTTTTAATACCAATAATATCTCGTTTCTTATCTAAAATAAGATTTTTAGAATCTTTTTCATTGTCTAAATATTGTTGTGTTAATACCTTTGCTGACAAACTCCCGTCTGTTTCATAACTTTCTTGCCATGTTTCTTTATTGAATTGTTCAAAATTTAATATGAGTTTTTTACCTATTTCATTAAAAAATTTAATATATTTAGGCTTTTCCTTATATCTTTTCGTTAAAAATGTAATTTTATGCAATATCATATCCTCATTTGTCGGGGTTGTATCAAAATTAAGAAGTTGAACTAATTCATCTATATCATAATTATCAACATTAAAATCTATTTCATCCATCATATATATATAATTGTGTTTAATTTTTAAGTTTTTGAATTCTTTTAACTTGAAATTAAATGCACGTTATCTTATATATTTTAATAATAAAATTGAAGATATGACTACTACTATCAAATTAGTATTATAATACTATTATGCTTAGAGCAGCAAAAAACGGATGCAGTAGTGAGATTAACTTTAAGGGTCGCAAGGTCTATCATGATTGGCAAAGTGGAGTACCAATGTCTTATTTGGGTGAAAAATTAGATAAAACAGAATTCTTGAAGTCAATTGTAGACGAGACTAATTTGAAAGCAGTAGAAAATTTAATGATAGATTGGCACTTATATGAAAATGGTTGGCATGTACATTATGAAAATTGTTATAAAAATAAACATCTCTTTTATTATTTGCAACAAATGGGTGGTTATGGAGGACATAGACCCAAAGAATTAGAATATTTTAATTGAAATGTTATTTAACTAAAATTAAAATGAACTGTTTTTAATATATGAAAGGTATAGTTTTTGCCCAAATTCGTGCTAATATTTCCACCATTAAAACAGGTTTACCAATAAAACAAATAAAGTTATTTGATTCTGAAGACAAAGTAACTAAATATTTAGATGTCTCTGGAGATCAATTCAAACAACTTTTTTTTACAAATACTAAATTTAATATGCCTACTATAGCAAATGGTACTGATATTTTAGGAGATTTTTGCTATTTAGATCAATGGTGTAGTTCTACAAATGTAGGTGAAATAATCAAACCGCCCTATTTTTTTGATTTTATCAATACTGTTTTAATTTCATGGCAAAAAGATTTAGATATTAACATATGTGATTGGGATCATATAAATAATAAGCGATTATACAATGAATTGCAAAAAATAAACGGTTGGGTATCAAACACTGATCATGTAATCCTTAAGTCACTCGATTATCCCGAATTAATTCAAATCTTGAAAACGCCAAAATTAATAAAAGGTAATCTTATTCATCTTTCTATTACTATAATGAATGATCATCCTACAATTTCTAATATAGAACTTATACTTAATTTTAGAATTAATAATGATGAAAATTGAATAAATCAATCGTAGAAATTATCAAGTAAAAATACAAATTAAATACAAATAAAATACAAAAAATACTAAATGTCTTCAAAACAATCAACTGGTGAAACGAAAACTGATAAGTCTTGTGGGGTCTGTTGTGAGGATTTTGATAACTCTTCTAGAAAAATTGTTACGTGTGAGTTTTGTGATTTATCAGCATGTCGTAAATGTGTAAAATATTATTTAACCTCAAAAACAGATATGGCAAATTGTATGGGGTGCAATAAACCATGGGATAGAAAGTTTATGCAAGATGCACTGACTAAAAGTTATTTTAACAAAGGTTGGAAAAATCATCGCAAAGATATGCTTTTTGAAACTGAAAAGGCACGATTTCCCGAATCAATGAATAAAGTTGAACTCGTTGTGCAAATTCGGAAACATGAAACAGAGTTTGAAGAAATGAAAAAGGAAGAACAACGTCTACTTCTTGAATGGCAAAAGAAAAAAGAAGAAATGAATACAATTAGAGGTACTATAAATTCTATTAAATATAATAATGCTTTTAATAAAGGACCTGTAAAAGTATTCATTAAAAAATGTCCAGCAGATGAATGTAATGGATTTCTTTCAACCGGATATAAATGTGGTATATGTGAAGTACGTGTCTGTTCTAAATGCGATGAAACGATGGGATACACGCCTAATTGTAAAGATGATCATGAATGTGATCCAAATATGGTTGCTTCTGCTCTCTTAATTAAACAAGAGACAAAACCCTGTCCTCAATGTGCTGCTCCTATCTTTAAAATTAATGGATGTGATCAAATGTGGTGTACGTGTTGTAATATTGCATTTAGTTGGAGAACCGGTATGAAAGTAACAGGAACAATTCATAATCCGCATTATTATGAGTTTATGAGACAGAATGGGGGAAATGCTGTTCAGAATCCGGGCGCTGTTAACTGTGGAGGACTTCCTTATCATGATCATATGACAAGAGTAACAAGAAAACTTGAAAATATTGCTAATACAATAAAGGATCTTAATGAACAAGATTGGTTGAATGATGCTAGCAATTATCTAGCGATGATTCATCGCGGTGCAACTCATTTTCAACATATTATTCTTGATCCTATTAGGAGAGATATTCAACGAAATAATGATAATGAAGATTTGAGAGTTAAATTTATTATGAATGAAATTAAAGAAGAACAATTTAAAACAAATTTGATAAAACGTGATAATGCATTTGAAAAAAAACAAGCAATGCTTCATGTTTATGAACTTATGGGAAATGTATTTGTAGAAACAACTATATCTATTTATAATTTAACAGTTGAATTTTGTAAACACATGAAAACGGAAATAATGTATCCTGCATTGGAATGTACAGGTATTTTTATAGAAGAATTTAAAAAAATGAAACAAAATTTAGATAAGGTTCGTCGTTATTGTAACAAAGAACTAGTAAGAGTTTCAATAACCTATAAACAGGTTGTTGAAGTAATCGATGATATATTTCATACTCCTAGATTGAAACAGCAAGAATGTAAAAAAATAATGAAACTCGACAATTATACCTTTGTTCCTATGCGTAATGATGATGGGAAACTTAGAATTACAAAAGGTAGAAATCACCGATCTCGTCGCTCTTTATACAACGGATTAGATGTTGTAGTATTAGATGTTGTAGTATTAGATAATGAAGTGTTAGATAATGAAGGTGTTATAGTATTAGATATATAAACTAGTAAAGAATTTACAAACAATATCCAATAATTGAAAATCTTTTTTCATCGTATTGCAAATATGCCCCTTCTTTGATTTTCCACATTGCAGACACTTCTTATTTTCTCTTATCTTTTTAATCACCTGATTACCACATGTATGTCCCTTTTTTGGCAACCCGCATTTAAGACATCTATAATCTCTCTTTTCTGGTTTCCTGACGCTCTGACACGTGGCAATTCGATCAAAACTCAAAATACTACAACCTTGACCACGTTTTAAATGATTATAACCATAAAACAGTATAGTTTCAAGTAGTTTTATAACGGTTGGGTCTTTTTTTAATAAATCATCTCTTGAAATATGATGTTCACCCTTATACACATATCTATTCCATGTTTCTTGATTATAAATTCGTGTGCGATTACTGGGAATATATATATTTTGAATTATACCTATCCCCATTATTTTATTCTGGTCATTATTCATTTCAATAATAAAGATATAATCATTAGTATTGATATTTGTAGGTATTTTTTTATCAAATCCATATATACATCCTCCGCATTCCTTTCTCTCTTTCCATTTTTGATTTTCTACATATGTTTTATTATTAAATCTTGCTGTTCCTATATGAAATGGTCTTTTTTTATATAATTGTTGCATATCGTAATAATACAATTAAACTATATATCTCTCCCATTTCAATTTATGATCTTCTATTTTGTGATTTTAACATTTAATTTATTATTATACTTTAAAAAATGTATACTTTTTCTTATATCTATTATTTATCATTTTTCTCTCCTCATCATTCAATCCAAAGTAATCTGAGATAGTATGATTGTTTATAGTTTGAGGGAAATCAGATATATTGTTGATATTTGGAATGTGTTGGAATATATAGCGTTCTAAATATTTCATACGATATCTTGTTCCCTCAAAAAGGTTCATTATAAATGTTGTGGAGAGAAATTGTTGTAATTGTAATAAATTTTGAAGATTATCAAAAATAACATAATTGTCTCTATTACATATACCATATTCACCATTTGTGTCCAGGTATGGAAATCCATACATTTTGTGTGCCAGAACTAACTTAGGTTGTTTATGATATATTAAAGCCTTATCAGAGTACTTAACTACTAAATAGGGAGAACCTTTATTTAATCGACAAGTTGATATATTTGGATATGGAAACTCTTTCGTTTTTTGTTCATTCAATTTGAATGATTTATATGAAGGACGAATACTTGTTTTGTTAACTTTTATATGACCGTATTTTTTAACAAATGGTATGAGTTTATTAAATATAGAAATAGCAACCAATGGAATACTTTTTGCAGATATTATATAATTAGTATAACTGGAGAGATATTCTTCATATATTAAAATACTGGCGATTGTAGGAATGGTTTTTTGTAATAAAAAATAACATGTTGGCGTTTGAGCCTGTTTATGGAAAATATGGTTGGTTTCTGTATTTGTCATAGTATGTAATTTATGTATTTTATAACGAGTTATGTATTGGAAACAAGAATGATCTTCTTTCATCCAGATGGAAGGAGTGATAAAAAGCAAAAAACCATTATCATTCAAACAATTTATACTATGTTTTAAAAAGGGGATCCATGCAGTTTTACCGTCATTTTTCTTTGATTTTTTTGTTTGAGTAGGTACCTTTTTTAAACCCTGGCTATTAAATGGCGGATTTCCCACAATAACATCATATTTTTTATTTGTCTCCAAAAAACTTTTTTGGTATATTTTAGATTTCTCTCCAAAAATATTTTTCAAAACCGGAATATGAAAAGGATTTAATTCTATCATTGTTAACATTTGCATAATACGATGGTGCCTTTTTTTTAGTTCCTTTATTTCAGTCAGGTTTTTAAAGAGTTGATGATACAGATATATAGAAAAGTAACCATTTCCACAGCAGGGATCACACCAAGTTAGATGTGGATTTCCCAATAGATTTTTAGGAAGCAAATTAAACATTTTTTCTATCAGTTTGAAATCAGTTCTTACTTCACCATACATAGATTTATATTGTTTTTCAACATTAAAGTCTTGTTTATAATTTATAATAGTAGATCCCTGAATGGACATATTATTGTATAGAAAGAGTAAATCTATACAATATGAACGACTAAATCATTGGAAATCAAGACTTTGGGAAATTCAAGACTTTGTGAAAATCAAGATTTGGTTATTTCAAGATTTTTTATTAGTTTTTTAAATTCTGTTTGATTGTTTATAATTTCATTTAATTTTTTATTAATTAGATTTCTCTCCAATCTACCACATATATTCTGGAAAAATACATCTATTTCTAATATTTTTATGGGAGATATTTTGAAGTTTGTTATAACATAGTTTTTGGTTTTTAATGATTGTGAAGAGATATCGCTAAAGATATATTTTTCTTTTAATTCACATAATTTCTCCATTTCATGGATGGAGTAGTTATATATATTAAAATCTATAATTTCATCCATATATAGTAGTGTTAGTTTTCATTTTCTAATAAATTTTTCATTTTATCGAGGATATAAAACTGTATGGCGAAGGTTGGGAAGGTTTTGGCGTAATTTGCAAGTAATCCTCTATATAATCCGGGAACTCCTTCTGATCGGACAATCTTGCGAACGCAATCAATGATGCCATTATATTTGGGAACTAATGGGTCAAAATTCTGTAATTGGAGGCGTCTGCGGATGAGATCTCCAGGATACATAATAGAAACTGAAAAAACGCCACATATGCCACCACTCAATAATTTTGTATCAAATGCGGTATCTTTAATTAGATTATTGATGTATCCATAGGAGGAGAATTGCAATCCTGTAAGGAGACCGTATCCAATTAAAGATGCATGAACACCTTGATATAATTGTTTAATAGAATTCTTACGAATAATATCTACAATCCCAGTATATTTATTTTT